TTGCAGCTTTGCGACAGTAGAGCCGCTGCTTAGTAATAGGCAGATGAAACCGGGTGAACTCAGGGGATATCTCACGTAGACAATCCTGAGCCAAGCCTCGAAAGAGGAAGGTGCAACGACTAGAGCGAAAGCTCGTACATTCAAGTGAATGGAAGCGCCCGGCCCCTGAAAAGGGTGAAGATATAGTCTAATCTACCAGGCGACTGGTAGCTGCCGAAAGGCGGGTTAAGCCTAACGAACTTAATCGAATATAAATGGCAAATGCACTGGCTTTTTTCCGTAACTATGGCGCCGCTCAAAAGGACACCATGGGTTACCTATCAGATTTAACATTCCCATTGATTGTTAACTCTGGTTTGAATCAATTTACTTTAGATCGCGGGAATCGTGAGGCTATGTCATGGGAAATTGGTAACTTCAGCAAATGCGAATGGTATCAATCTAACCTTTTAAAGACTCATATCTCAGGTACTGAAGGGAATGCTGGCTCAACTCTAACCGTTGTTTCTACAACCTTAGATGCTAATGGTGCTGTGATTTCAATTACGTTCAGTGGTACCAATGCTGCGAATGACGTGAACTCAATCAAAGCTTACGATAAATTCCAGTTTAGTGACGGTGTAAGTGGGCAGCCTGACTTAAGATTCCTTACCTTTATTGGTCATAAGCCATCTCAGTCTCCGGTTCAGTTCCGTGCTACGGCGGATGCTATATCAACTGCTGGTTCTCAGGTAACGGTAAATATCTTTCCGCCACTTCAAGCGCCATCAGGACAAAGCCAAAACATCAATAATCCAATCGTTGCAGGTATGCAGGTAACTGTACTTCCTTCTCATCGCTGCGGTTTGATTATGTCTGGAGACCCATTGTTCCTCGCTATGCCTAAGTTGCCGGAAGAAGTTCCATATCCTACAAGTGCTATGACAGACCCTGCATCAGGTGCAAGTTTGAGACAGTATTATGGTTCTCTGTTCGGCCAAAACCAACGCGGCATGGTGCATGATGTCATATGGGGTTCCACACTCGTGGATGAGTACGCGATGATGGTAGCTTTGCCGTTGTAATCAGTGTTTTTGAATGTTGTAGTTTTTTTGTAAATCTTCTCTTTCTTGCGTTCATTGTGTATAATAGCACACTAAATACAAGAGGAGAAGATGAGTGGCAAAGTTAAATTGTAGTAAATGCGGAGAACTAAAGACAGGCTCGTATGTTAAGGAGTCTTGGTGTTCAAAATGTGTTAACGCTCGAAGAGCAGAGCTTAGGGTAGAAAGAAGAAAAGAAAAAGATCTTCCTGCCTATGGTTCTGGACGAGATCCGAAATGCAAAAAATGCCGAATCCTTAAAGAGCCTAAATACCAAGATAGCCCGTGGTGCAAAGCATGCAAATGTGCCAATGAGAAGGCTAGGTATGAAGCTAAAAAGCTTGCTGAAGGTTCCCCAAAAAGGATAGTCAATCGTAATCCTATATGTAAATGTGGGGTTACGAAAGAACATAAGAATGATGCGTTTTGTGTTAAATGTACGACCGAAAAGAGACATGAACGTAAACGCAAAAGAGATATGGATCCTGAGCATGTAAAAAAAGAAAGAGCCGAAAAGGCTGCTATATTTAATAATGCCGCTCATAGAAGACAAAAAAGATTATGCAGAGCAGAGACAAGAAGATTAGAAGCAAAAAAGTTATTAAAAAGATTACCATGCGAAAGATGTGGGATTACAGAAACAGTCGACCCACATCATGTAGATTATACGGATCCATGGAATGTAATATGGTTGTGTAAAAAACATCATACTGAAATTCATGTGGAGCTTAGAAAATTAGATAAGGAGAATAAATAATGGCCGTAAATAATCCAATCGTAAATGCTCGCATTAAATATGTGAACGGACTCGAAATGGCATGGGTAGATACCACGCATTTTACCGTAGCTGCCGGTGCTGCAAGTGATTCAACAAATGTAGACGATATCATTTCATCTGCTTTAGTAACAAACACTATCTCATCAGTTGGTGTTAATGGCGCCGATGTTGCAGTTGCAATAGCTTCAACCTTTTATGCTGTGTATGTAATCGGAGACTCAACCGGATATAAAACCACTGCAAGTATTATCTCGTTAAGTGGCGTTCAACCTGCTTTACCTTCTGGGTATGATATGTTCCGTCGTGTTGGCTGGATTCTAACCGATAGCTCAGCTCATGTTCTTAAGTTCTGGCAGTATGGCCATAGTAGCTTCCGTGATATGTGGTATGACACAGGTATTGCAACACCAGCAATTACAACATCTACAACATATGTAACTCAATCTTTAGCAGCTGGCGTACCTCCTTCATCGGTCGTAGAAGCTTACCTAAAAGTTGATTTTACAGCTAATGGCGCAACCAGTATTGCAACTTTTGCCCCATTTGGCTCTACAGCTTCAGTGGGAATGATTGTATTTGGTTATGGCGTTGCAGCAGCTCAGCAAGGGATGGTAACAGTACCTACTGCGCTTAATGCGACTGCTCCAAGCATTACACATAAGGAGACATCAGCATCTGATGCTCTGGTAATTCTTGTTGCTGGTTATCAAGATAGTTTGGCGTAAAGAAGCTAAAGGGAGGGACCCGATATGGTATACACAACCAATGAGCTCATAACTAATGCTTTCTATGCATCTGGCGTGGTTTCACGTGAATTTGAGACGGTTAGCGGACAACAAATCGGGGATGGCCTCAACTGGCTAAATGAAATTATTGATGAGAAGACGGTAGACGATGGTATGGTTCCTTACGAATCTACTTACACGTTTACTGCAGTGCCAGGTCAGGAAATATACTCTATTCCGAACTTGATAGCAGTTGATACGCTTGTGTTCTTTTTGAATTCAGTGCGTTTCAGTATGGACTATAATAAGCGTAACAATTATTTTGGCTCTAATAGGGTTGAGAATATACAGACGCTTCCTTACCAGTGGTACTTTGAAAGAAAACTTGGTGGTGGTAATTTATATATTTACTTCACTCCAGATAAAGCCTACCCGATGGAATTACATGGGACATTTAGATTATCTGAGGTAGTTCTATTCCAGGACTTAAGCTTAACCTTGGATAGATTCTATATTACTTATCTTAAGTATTGCCTCGCAGATCGAATTTGCTCTGAATATAATTATGTAACCCCTCCTAATGTTGTTAAGCAATTAGGGAAATACGAAGGATGGATTGATAAGAAATCTAAGCTTCTTGATTTGCGTATTGATAAAATTTCCTCGCTTAATAGAGGCAATCAAACGTACTCTTGGGCATGGATCAATCTTGGTAGGGGCTTTAATCCTTAAGGATTTATCAGTGGTTTTTAAATGGAGCTTAAATGGGAACAGAGTTATCAACGCCAGCACCAGTCAATGTGGTTGGATCAAGCAAGTTCGGCGTCTGGCCTAAAATATCGCTTGAAAAAACATACAATATGTACATCAGTGATGAATGGATGATATCTTTCCCTGGGTATAAGAAAGTGGCTCAACCAGCTGTTAGTGGAGAAGGCCGCGCTATATTTCGTTCCGTTCGTGGTGGATTTTTAATAGCCGTTATTGGTTCTGGTGTTTATAGATTAAATGCCAACCTTGCTCCAATATTTATAAGAAATATCTCTACTATAACTGGTGAAGTATTCATAGATGAAAATCTCGAAGGTCAGATATGCATTGTAGATGGGGCTAACGCTTATATATATTATTACCCTGGTGGGTTATTCCAGACCCAAGCATTAGTAGATGTAAATGGAGATCCAATTATTCCAGGGTATGTTTCATATCATAATGAATTATTTCTAATCGCTCCTGCAAAAAGCAGTCTATTTAACCAGAAATGGTATTCATTTGAATTTGCAACCACGACTACAATAACCGTTTTCTCTGAGCAAACTTTATCTACAAAGCCAGATAGAACTGTTGCTGTAAAGCGAATTCCAGGACGCGGTAATAACGTTATCGTACTTGGAGAATCTGTTGCTGAGATTTGGACCTTTACGGGTGCCGAGCCAGTAGGTGGGGTTTCACGGATATACACTCGTGTATCCTCTTATAATATTGATAATGGCTGCATATCCGTTTCAACGATTGCCTCCGGGGAAGATACGATTGCCTGGTTGGCGGTTAACGAATCTAACAGCCCGGTTATCATGGTAACCAATGGCGCCGAGACTAAGCAGATATCCACGGATGGTATAGATCATCTAATGGAGAGCATTCAATTTCCTGAGCAGTCTACTGCCTTCTTCTTTCGTCAAAATGGTCATTTGTTTTACCAGTTAACTTTCTTTAATCCTGTTGACAATTTAACCTTGATACACGATTTTACAAGCAGCCAGTTCTTTCATCTAGCCGATGAAAGCATGAATTTTCATATAGCTCGAGATATCGTTTATTTTAACGAGAAATCATACTTAGTCTCTATTAGAGATGCAGCTATTTATGAGATTAGCGATGAATTTAACACATACAATTACTCAACGCTTCCAGATTCAGTCGGAGAGGAAATCCCAAGGATTAGAATATGCAAAACAATACGTAAAGAGGATAGCTCTACATTTAGATGTGGCATGTTCACATTTTGGATAGAACAAGGTGTAACCTCGTTTACCTCTAATGAAGGTTGCGATGGCGTTCTTATAACAGAGATTGAAGAGGACACAATAATCTCAGAATCAGGACAGACATTACTTAGCGAAGATGGATCTTGTATGACAGATAATAATAGGCCTCGAGTAGACTTATCCTTATCTAAAAATGGAAATCAATCGTTTAGCAATATTGTTGGTCGAGAACTAAATGAAATGTCACATTTTAGAAATCAAATAAGGTGGCATCGAATGGGCCAAGCAAATGAGCTAACAATTCAATTGAGATTTTGGGGATTAAATAGATTCGTGTGTTCAGACGGAATCGCGGAGATCTATTAATGGCTACCACTCAAATACCCAGTCTGCCCCCTTTCTTCAACATGCGTTATACTGATGAGAAGGGAGATTTAACTGTAAATGCTCAGCTATATAACGATTTAATGTATCAAGTATTAAATGAAGTAGTGGAATATTTTAATAC